GTTCGGTAAACAGCGTGCCAACGGTGGCGATGGCCTGGTACGTCGTATTCGCCGGCGTGTCGGCTGGCGAGGTGGTGAACGGCCTGGTCGCCATATAGATCATGGTTTCCACGCCGCCCACCTGCGCCGTTACCTCGATGAGGACGCAACGGCGCGCGGACTGGTCTCGCAACCAGTCCAGGTACTGAGTTTCAGTCATTGAGGAAGGACCCTTATTTCTGTTGGAGCGGATCTCGCCCCAGTCGTGACTGCACCTGCCATCTGCTCACCAGCGCCGTAGGTCGCCTTGATCATGGCGCCGGTCTGGGCATTCTGGTCGCCGCGCAGGCCTGCGACCTCGGTGCGCAGCGCCTTCACCTCAGCCACCAGTGCTTCGGTGTTCGGGGCCCCATACGAGCTGTAGGGAATCGGTGCGTTTACCGGCGGTGCCACTGCGGTTAGCGGGGCAGTGTTTTTGCTCATTGCCTGGTTGAGCTGCAGGATCGCCTCGCGTACCGATAGCACCGACATATTTACGTCGATGAGGCCTGAGACCGAATCGGTGAGCGCGGCCAACTGCGCCTGGCTGACATCGACCTGCTGCTCAGCCCATTTCGCCGCATCCACCGTCGCGGCCTGGGCATAGTCGAAGTCCCGGGTGAAACCCGAACCGCTTGCGTACACTGCGCGCGACGCTTCCAGGAATGCCGTGTAGACGTCCTGGTACCGGTTCTGCGCCGCCTCATCACCGGCGCGAGCCGCTGCCAACACCGCCTCGTACTGTGCCTTCGCCTCGGCATACTTCTGCGAAGGCGACAGCGGCGAAAGGTTGCCCAGCAGCGTGCTTGCGTTCAGATTACGCAGGCTAGTGGCGAACGAACCCATGCGGCTGGCTGCCGACTTCAGCGCCTCGGCCTCGGAGTTGTAGGCCTCGGTCAGGGCGGAGCGGTACGACGTCAGGTCGGCGGTCACCGTTTGCACTTCCGGCGTGATTTGGGCGAATGCGCCGGCGACACCCAGCAAGACAGAAAGCGCTTCGGCGCCCTGCGTACCGAGCTTCATCTGCGCCTCAACCAGCGCGCGGAAGCTATCCCGACTCGTCGGCATTTGCAGATTCACCGCAGCCAACGCCGTGGCAATCTGCTGGCTTGCTGCCGCGTTCTTCTCCGTCTCCGAATAGAAGGCGTCGTAGAACGCACTCGCGTTCGAGAACAGGTTCTGGATACCGCCAGAGGCCGCCATTAAGGCGCTCACGGCTGCATCGCTCAAGCTGGAGAACCCGACCAGCTGCGCGCGCATCGCCGCCAAAGCCGTCTGGGTTGCATTGATCTGCTCCACGACTGCGGCCAGATCCTCGATCGATGCATCTGAGGCGATCCCGTTGAGCATCGTTCGCGCCCAGTCAGGCAGCCCGATCGAATTCAGCGCGGTTCGCACGGACGAGCTGAGCGCGGCCAGATACTGCGCCTGCCCTTTTTCGCCGTCGGCGAACTCTTTCGGCGCCCACTTCGAGGTGCGCGTCGAGTTCCAGTCGAGGACGGTTTGCCCCATCTTTTGGATGAGCAGTGCGCCCCAGGCGCCATCCTTACTCGTGTCGTCGGCAAACGCAGTCGCAGCTGTGTAGCCAGCCGTCTTACCAAAGGCCAGCGCGGTGCTATCCAGAATGCTGACGATGCCCGATGCCAGCTGGGCGGTCATGCTGTTGACGTCGCTCGATACCTTCGTGTGCTGAAAGCCGAGAGACTCGGCCCGGATCGTGCTGATGCCGGCTGACGACGCGCTCGAGGCGCCACCGGTGTGCGCCGTGCCGGACGTATCGAGCTTCTTCCAGATCGCCACGGTCGCGCCGATGCCGAGGGCAATCGGCCCAAGCGCGCCTGCGATCGTGCCCAAGCCGGCGGCGATGCTCGAAGCTGTTCCGGCACTAATTGCTGCCATGCCGCCAGATATCGCTCCGCCAATGCCTGCGAGCCCACCAGACATCAAGGCGCCAAACCCAGCCTGCAGCCCGAGGCCTCCGGCACCAAGCAAGCCAACACCAGAAGTCAATGAGCCGAGCGTACCCAACGTGCTCGCCGCGCTGCCAATACCGCCACCACCTCCAGTGGCGGCACTTGCCGCGCCCGGCAGGCCAAGCGCGGCCGTAACCATGCCTGCGGCAGGGTTCACCACAGCCGAGACGATCGGACGTAGCACCAAGGTGTTGAACATGTTCTTGATCGTGTCGACCAGGTTCTTGCCGAAGCCCTTGCCGGACTCGAAGCCGCGCATCAGCGCATCGGTCAGCGACTGCTCGATAGATTCGGCTGTACGCTTCCAGTCGTCGGCTGCGGCCTTGGCTGCCGCAGCGGTAACTTCCTGCTGCTGCGCTGCGCCCTGGGCCTTCTGCAAACGCTTCAGTGCATCGATCTTACGTTGGATATCGTCCAGTCCCTGTTCCGTCAGGATGAGCGATTGTTTCGACGCTTCCAGCTCGGCGATCGTCACTGCAGTGATCGCCTCGGGCAACATGCCATAAGTAGCGACAGTCACCTCCAGAGCCTTCGCCTGCTCGAGTACGGCGTCGACATCGTCGTTGACAGCGTTCCTTGCGCTCTCCGTTGCCTTGGCGTAATCGGAAGCCGCTTTCGCAGCATCGTCCATTGCCTTCTTTGCGCCTGGCTGCTTGGCAATCAGCTGGGTCACCAGCGTGTTGTACTGCTCTTGGGTAACACTGCCTTTTTGGTACATGGCGAAAAGGCGCGACAAGTCTTCCATATAGGTAGCCGTCACCCCAGACAACTCGGCCAGGATCTTTGCCTCGGCAGCGCGCTCCTTGTTCGCCGCGGCCAATTGCTTGGCTATCTCCGCCGCACTTTGTCCAATACCCTTCGATTTACGTATGATTCCGCCCATCGTCTCGACCATCTTATTGCCGCCGTCGGTCCAGACGTTGACAACGTCATCCCAGGCGCCGACCCATCCGTTTTTGATATCGGTCGCGACATCAACCGCCACGCCGGACGTGGCCGTAGCGGTCTTCTTCATGGACTCCCAGGCGCCAGTGAAGTCGCCGCCGGCCACCTTCGACAACACGTCGATTGCGCCGGAAAGATTGGTCGTGATCATGGTCGCAAAGCCACCGATCACCTTTCTTACGGTCGAGAACATTTGCACCGTGTGCGCCCCACTGGTGTACAGCACCTTGAACACACCTGCGATCATCTTACCGACGGTTTTCAGACGGTCCCCTTCGGTCATTGCCGTCAGAAAGGAGCCGGCAAGGCTGTTCAGGGTAGGCAACAGTTCGGCGGCGATGCCGCGGGCCACGCCCTGACCGCCCAGCATCAGCAGGTCAAGCGTGTCGTTGAACTGGCCGGCTTGGTCAACCGCTTCTTTTCCAAACGTCAGGCCCAGCTTTGCGGCCATCTCTTCCAGCTCGCGCAGGCCTTCAGACCCGCCATTCAGCATAGGGATCATGTCAGCGCCGGTTTTGCCGAATGCGACAACAGCGAGCGAAGTTTTGTTTACGCCATCTTCCATGTCCACGAAGGCGTCAGCCAGATCGTAGGTCATTTGCTTGTTGCTCTTGAGGCTACCGTCCGCGTTCTTCGTACTGATCCCGAGCTTCTCGAACGCGGCGTTTCCCTCAGAGATAGCCGTGGACAGCCTGACCTGGGTGCTGGCCAGGGCCTCGGCTTCCATCCCTCCCATCTGATAGGCAAGCTCCAGACCGGCAAGGTCCTCGATCGCGACGCCAGTCTTCTGGGAGAGGTCGCTTGCCGCGTCCGTCGCGTCGATGGCGCCCTTGATCCACGTGCCGAAGGCTGCCACGCTGGCCAGCGCGCCGACGACGGCGCCGAGCGTGCCTGCAACGGCGCTGATCTTGCCGCCCAGGCCGCCCATTACGTCGCCAACGCTTTCGATCTCGCGACGGGCCTCGGTCGTGCCGTTCACGTCGACGCGTATCTCTGCTCGCGATCCGCCTACCAATGCCATTGCTCCACCCGTTCTATGTATTCCGGCGACTCGCCCACTCCTCCAGCGCCGCTCGCTCCATGAGCATCACGAGCTTGAAGGCCTTGTTTCTGTCCTGGCGAGGAATTTCACCGCGCACCAGGCACACATCCACACCTGCGTAATTGAGACCGATCGGCCCTGCAGGGCCAACGGTCCACTGCGTCTGCACTTCCATCCATAGCAGGAAGACCTGCTCGTTTTCCGGCCAGAGCCAGAACTCCTCGTCGGCAAGCGTCAAGCCGCCCTCGACATAGAGGCCCAACATCGCCAGTGCATTCTCGATTTCCGACTCTGCTGGCGCCGTGGTTTCGCCGAGCAGTTCGTCGAGGTTCAGGTCGCCGCGCGCCAGCAGACGCGCGGCCTGCATCAGTTTTTTGCGACGGCGCCGACGTTGTTGAGGTAGGCCTGGGAGCACACCGACGCCATGCCCGGACTGGCCAGCACCGCGGCCAGGTTCTCGTCGGTGAAGGGCAGCTGCTCGCCGTGCTCGTCCAGGACGCCATCCCAGCCGGTGGCGATGCGCTGCACGAACGCGGTGACCGGTTCGTCCTTGTCCTTGAGGGCGGCAGTGATTTGCTCCTGGGTAAGGCGAATGCAGTGCAGGTTGAAGTCGAACGGGACCGGCTTGCCGTCCTCGCCACGGATCGTGCCTTTGACGGGGACGGGGAGCTTGTCGCGCTTTACGAGCTTGAATGCCATTTTTTTTCTTTCTTGGAAAGGTGAATTACAGGGAAATAATCTTCCACTCGTCGTTGCCGGCGGCCGTGGGCACATAGCGCAGATCGAAGCCAATCAGGCGCTTGCCGTTGCGTTCGACCTTGCTCGGGTTGATCATCTGTACGTTTGGCGCGAACACGATGATCTTGTTGCCGCTGGCAGTGCCGATCGTGAAGCCAACGCTCGTCGCGACGTTACCGACCACGTTGGCCATCAGCGCGACTTCCTGCGCGGCGTCCAGCTGCAGCTCGGTCTTGCCGGCCGAATCACGATCGGTCACGTCCACGGTCTCGCTGCCCAGCAAGGCGTCAAAATTGACGACGTTGCCGAAGTTCAGCTCCAGGCCCGTGCTCGAGTAAAGAGTGCCGCCAGTCAGTACGCCCGCGTTATAGGTTGCACCCAGCGTCACGTCGATGACGTTCGCCTTGGTCATTGGGACCGGCTTTTTCCAGGCAGTGTAGGTCGTGCCGGCTGGGTTGCCGGTGACGATGCCGCCATTGACGCCGACCCATTCGAACTGCAACTTCGGGATCTCGCCCACGCGCGCGGACAGCGTGCAGTTGCCCATGCTGTCGAGCAGCTTGTGCAGGACGCCGTCGTCGTAGTAATACTGGGTCAGCGCCTTGAGGCCGGTCGACACCGGGCTATATTCGACGCGCGCAGGGGTCGTCAGCAGACCCTCGCCGGCGGCGCAGCCTTGCAGCAACACACCCCAGGCCGGCGGCGTCGCGGCGGTGCCGGAACCGGCCAGCTCGACCGAATAGCTCAGCTTCACGCTGGCCGGGCCAACCAGTTGCTCGCTGCCGCCGAAGGAGCCGCGGATCACGTCGCGCGCGATATTCTGGGCGTCCAGCGGCGTGATCGAGACGTCCTTGATCAGGATCGCATTCGCGGCGCCAGTCGGCAGCGCATCGGTTCCGGCGGAGGCCTGGGCCTTGGCCGTAACGACGGAATTCTTGACGTAACGTGGCATGCTTACTCCTGGGTTACCGGTTCGGTTTGGGTGATGGGTTCGGTGCCTTCGTTAGCCGAGGTTGGATCGTTCGAGATCCACTTCTCGGCCGCCTCGTCGAAGCGCCAGGAGCCGCCGCCGGGAAGCGGCGGGACAATCCGCTGTCCGGCGTCGCCGGCAGCTGCGGTATTCATGTCGGTCATATTCAGTTCAGGTTGGAATTGTTGGTTCGATGATCAGCGACGTAGGTGATACGCACCCAGCCGGTTTTTGTTCCTTGCGTCGTGTTGTCCGCTTCGATGCCCACGGCGACCAGGTCGCCGATGAGGCCACCAAGCGTCGGGTCCTGCGCCAGGCGCTCGTATACCGCTTCGAGTAGCGGATCGACCGCAACGTCGCCGGTCTCCGCCAAACCACGCGCAAAGCACTCGACGCTGATGGTCGAGTTCCAGTCGACCGGTGCGCCGGCGATGCCTGCCCGGTCGGCGATCGCACGCTCGAACTGCACGTTGATCGCGCGAGGCGTCTGCTCTGGCACCATGCCGACGTCGCCGCGTGCGCGGTAGATCACGTCGCAGACCGCCGGCGCTTCAGACAGCTTGGCGATCACGGCGCTCACAATGGATGCGAACGCGGTACTCATTGCGTCCGCCCGAGGGTCAGCACGGTGAGGCCGGTACCGTCTGGACTGGCCGTCATGACGATGTAGGGCACGCCATTAACCAGAACTTCCTGGTCAACGGGATCGGCCGGCAGCGCCGCGCTGGCGACCTTGACGGTCGGGCTCACGTCCGCCATACCCATGCCCAGCTGCGCGACCGCTGCCGGGTTATCGAATATGCCGCGCACGGTCGTCCCGGCGACGACCACCTGGGCATTGGCCAGGTGGCGCAGCACGGCGTCGTTTACGGTGGCTTCGAGGGCAGCGAAGTTCATGGGCCGCTTAGCGAATGACGCCGTCCAGCAGGACGCGCGCGGTGTTGTCCGCTGCCGTCTTGGCTGCAGCGAAGGCGCCCACCAGGGTGTTGCTGGTTGCAGTCGCGGTGATCCGCTTCGCCGTGTTGTCCCAATACGCTTTCGCCCCCTGGGCGGCGGTATCGCTGCCGAGGGCCGTGAGGTCGAACACACCCTCCCGGGCGATCTCGACTGGCGCACCCTGCAGCGCATCGCCGGCGGCCACGCCGAACAGCGCGCCGACCAGAACACCCTGACCGCTGAGGACCAGAGCAGGAGCGATAACGCTGATGACGTTACCGGTTTGGACTTTGTTACGCATGTGATTTCCTTGTTCGGTTCGTTGACGGAAAGGCGCTTACACGCCGGCACCCTTTTGCAGGCCGCGGAAGTCGATGGCGGCGGCCGCGAAATCCAGGCGGCACTTCCAGGTGACGCCATCGATCTCGAAGCCGGCCTGGCTTTCGATGACCGGGCCTTCGGCGCCGTCGAGGTAGCAGTACTCGACGGTGTCCACCTGGCTGTTGTTGCTGGCCAGATACCAGGCGGCTTCGCTGGCAGCGTCCAGGATCGGCTCGATAATCGGCTCGACCGCAGTGCGGCCGCCGGCGCGGAACTCGTTCACGTCGGCCTGCTTGGCCGGCACGTAATTCGAGCTGGTCAGCTGGTATGCGTCCTGCTCGAGCGAGGCCGGCACGATCAGGAAGTTCGGCGCCAGGTTCAGCTCTTCGCCTTGCAGACCCTTCTGCTTGCGCATCGCCGTGCGTGCGGTCTTCAGGGACGACAGCTGCAGGGACGAGCCGGCGCCGGTGGCGAGGTTCTCGTGGTCCGCATGGAAGAGTGCTTTGCCGTCGCCCATGGCCGGGTTGCCGGTCAGCTGGCTGTAAACGAGGCGGTTCTCGAGGCGGCTGGAGCTTGCGCCGAACGCGCTCACCAGGCGCTCGAAAGCGCGCAGGTCATCGTTGATGATGGCCTGGCGGGTCAGCGAGATCATGCGGCCGTAGGTCACCAGCGCGTAGCTCATCGCGCCATCCTTCATCGTGCCGTACTGGAACTCGCCGTGTTCGTTCGTGCGCAGCAGCTCGGGCGCGCCGGACAGCTGGACGATGTTGATGTTCTTGAAGTCCGGCGCGTTCGGCGCACGGCGGGCCCATTGGGTGTAGGTGCCCTGGTTTTCTTCGTAGGCGCCGCGCATGCGCTTGTTCGCCACGTTGGCGAAGATGGCCGCGAAGTCGCTGGTGCCGTGCGCGCCCGAGCGGTAGTGCAGGATCTCGGTTGCCAGACGCAGGCGGTCCATGCCGCGAGTCTGCACGCCACGCGATTCCAGGAAGTCCCGGCCGATCTCCAGCAGGCTCATGCCGCGGAACTGGCGGCCGTTATCGGTCAGCGGGGCGCCGGCGTAGACGCGGTGCATCATCGCTTCTTCGATGCCAGTCATGCGGGTCTGGAACTCGTCGCCGAGGGTCTGGACGCGGGTGTTGTTATGGCCGCCGGCTGCGGCGTCGCTGCGGGCCAGCTCTTCCAGCACCGCTTGGCGCGCCTGGTCGACCGAGTTGCCGCCGCGGATCAGGCCGGCCGCCAGCTGGCTGACGCCGTGGCGCGTGCACATCTCGGTGATCTCGGCTGCACGAGCAGCTGCATCGGTAGCGGCACGCGTTGCAGCGTCGTCGCCTGCTGGCGGGTTCGCGGGCGCAGCGGCGGCCGGTGCGGGTGCTGCCGGCGCGCCGGAACGGTTGTTTTCGGAAGGCGCGGCATTCGATGCGCCCGACTGGGGAGTGGTCATAGGATCTTCCTGTGAGGTTGGGACGGAGGACAGGGCGGGCGCCCGGGTGGTGAATTCGCAGTGCACACCGTTGGCCGGCTGGCTGCGGGTGCTGGCGTCCGCGTCTGCAGGGACGGTGACGAAGCTGATCTCGTAGGGCTGCCAGCTGACCGCGCGGTACAGCGGCATGTTCACGCCGTCGGTGCGATCGATGGCGCGGGTGATCTCGTACTTGGTGACGTTGTAGCCGAAGCTGATCGAGCGGATGATGCCGGCCTTGATGTCGGCGACGATGCCGGCCATCTCGGCACGCGTGGACAGGCGCAGCGTCGCGCGCCCTTCCCCGTCCTCGATACTGCCGCGAATCGCGATGCCGATGATGGAGGCGACGCCGCCGTAGACACGGTGGCCGTCGAGCACCTGGACAGTGCCGGCATCGAAGCGCGACATGTCGACCGCCTCGGGCGTGACCGCCAGTTCTTCTTCGTAGGCGGTCTCGGTCCACCAGTCGTAGCGTCGCACGCGCGAGCCGGTCGTCCAGACCACCTCGACGGTGTTGTCGGCCTCATTGAACGTGGAAGGGACCAGGGTGGCTTCGCGCGTCACCGAGGGCATGGTGCGCGGATCGCTGGCGGAGCGGCTTGCGTTTTGCGGAGTGGTCGGCGTCGTCATATCCGCAATTGTGCGGATTGCACTGTCTCAATTCTCGGAAAACTGAGACAACTTTTCCAGCAGTCAACCAGGCCGCTGTTTGAAGTGGATCGTGCGCGAATCCCGGCTCTTGCCATCGGCGCATTCGAAGTCGAAGGTCACCGAATTTTCAGCCCCCACACTCGTGTCAAGTCCCTTTACCCGCGCGCAAACAGCCGTCCCGTCGATAAAGGCTTCACCGTCGAGGGTCACACCACGCGGTGTTGCGCGCACTTTCTGCAGCGTCGTGCCAGCCAAGGCCAGCCAGCGCGCCAGGTCGATTCCGTAAAGCAGCTCAGCGACGGGCGTCTTGAAAATAGTAAGTCTTCCGTCGATGACAAAATAGGTCTCTGCACGCATGAGATGTTCTTTCAGTAAAGGGTCAGGATGCGCTGCTCGCCGGCGGCGCGCCATACGCGCTGCTCGCCGGCAGCGGCATGGAAGCGCTGCTCGCCAGGATCTGTGTAGATGAGGGCGAAGCCTTGGCGCACCAGCTGGGCAAGCGATCCGGTGTTGGCCTGAGCCGCGTCGACACCGGCCAACTGCAGCGTCTGACCTGCTGCGCCAACATCGCCATCGTTCGCTTGCGCGCCAGGGGCACCGACGAGATCCGCAGAGGTGAAAGTGATCGGGCCGACGCCGCCGATGTTCTCCTGCTGCGCTGGCGATGCAATAAGGCTCTGGGTCTGCTCGATCGCAGCAGCGGATCCGCTGTTGTCTTGCTCTCCGCCGGCGCCGACACCCAGCTGCAGCACCTGGGTGATCGCGCCGCCGGCACCCGAATTGACTTGATCGCCAGCGGCGCCGACGAGGTCGCTTTGCGGGACGGCCTCGATGGGGGCGCTGTCGCCGGTGTTGTCCTGCTGGCCATCGGTGCCGGCCAGCTTCTGCGCTTGTGTTATGGCGCCGGCGCCGCCGACGCTGCCCTGGGCGCCATCTGCTCCCGCCAGGTGCTGCACTTGTGCGATGCCGCCGGTGGTGCCGCCACTGTCGCTGCTGCCGTTGATGCCGGCGAGGTTCTGCTGCTGGACGAGTTCAACGGCGTCGCCGAGGTTGCCTTGGTCGCCGTGCGTGCCACCCAGGTGCTGCACCTGTCCAATGCTGCCAGCCGTCCCGGTGTTGACCTGGATGGCGTCGGCGCCTACCACGCCGGAGGACGGCGCAGGAGCAGATTGGAAAAGGGTTGTCTCGTCGTCGTCCTCGAAAAGTTGCCACGGGTTCAGCGACAGCCGGCGGGCGTCGACCTGTCCCTTGATGTGGGCGAAAAGTGAAACCTGCCCGCTGAAATAGCTGGTCGCGTCGCCACGCCGCGCGATCTGGATGTCGGACGAAACGATGTTGTTGGCAATGCCGCCGGTGCCGCCGTCGTTCTGCAGCACGCCGTCCAGATACATGAAATAACTGCCCGCGCTGCGACCGGCCACCACCACATAAGGCACGCCCGGGTCGAGGTTCGCGACCGAGTGCGCCTTGGCGTACCCGTTGGAATCATTGCCCACCGCCAGCGACAGGCGGTTCGTCAGGAACATCACCTGGAGGTTCAGTACGTTCTTGGTGTCGCTGTAGTGGACGATGCGAGCATTCGCAGTGCTGTCGGCCACGAAGGCGACGACCACGGCGAAGTCACCGGTCAGGTCGATGATGCCTGGCAGCGGCGTGATCCGCGCGTGCTGGCTGCTGGCCGCGATGAACTTGCGCGCGTGGCCGTGCTTGGCCGAGATAACCTGGAGCGGATTGTTGAACAGGTTGACCACGGCGCCGCTGCCGAAGATCTCGTGGCGATTGTTCGTGAAGACGACGCCGACGCCGCGCCCAGCCAAGTCGCGGCGAATCGGCCGCCGCGTCGCGGGTTGCTTGCGCGCGCCCGACATTTACAGGCTCGTGACGTTCGTGACCGAGGCCTCGACCGTGCACTGGCCGGTCGTGTTGCCGTAGGCGATCGCGCGCAGGTACTTTACGCCAATTTTCAGCGGGATCGACGGCCCTGGCGTTACACTGCCGCTCAGCAGGTCTTTGCTGTAGGCGGCCTCGTAGTCGTACCAGTTCTGACCGTCCGCCGAGTCCTGGAACTGGATGACGCAAGGGGCGCCGAGCGCGCCATTGTTGGTAATGCGCCAGTTGATCATGCCGCCGTAGCCGGCGCTGACGTCGGCCACCAGGCTCCCGCCGACCGGCACCTCCCGGGCCGTGCCCGCCGGGACTGCGGTGTTGGCGGGAATAAGTACGATAGGCGCTGACTTGTTTGCTGGCATTATGCTTTTTCCGTTCCGTCGTCGTTAAACATGACCGCGTTGACCTGGTCGCGCGTGACCACGACAGGCCGCAGCGCCATCGCCTTGAGCGCGTCGCCCTGCTCCTGCGTCAGCACCAAAGCGACCACCAACTGGTCGACCGTGCGCAGCGTGTAAGGGTCGCCGATATCCAGCCCAGCTTCCTGGCTCAGGAATTTCAATGCCCAGGCCACGGCGCGATTGCTCGCTGCGGCCTCCAGGGCGTCGAGAATTTCCAGGCCGGCGGTGCAGGTGGCCATGACAGCGCGCGCCGTAACAAAGCGCTGCTGCGGCGCCATCAAGCCCTCGGCGTTCAGTGCCATGGCAAGTGCATCGATGTCGCGCGATGCTCGCAGTTCATCCAGGTCGCGACGCGCCAGAATGCGGGTCCGAATATCCATGCTTACACCGGCTGGTTGCTCGTGTAGCTGAGCGCCGGCACGTTGATGCCGTTGCCGGACGTGACTGGCATATCCGTGCTCTCGTCGGTGACGTACAGGACACGCTGGGTTTGCGTGTCCACCCAGGCGAAGCCGAGGTCGGCGCCCACGACGCTTGCGCTCGCAGTGCTCGCCTTTGCCGCACTGGTCACACGCCTGTTCCCGTCGCCGACCGTAGAGAGCGCGAAGTCAGCCGGCACCATAGCCGCCTCCGCAAGCTTTCTGGCCATCACAGCCGCATAGCTTTCCCCCTTCGTGTAGCCGGCGATGAGGATGATGCGA